TCCAAGTGGAGTAGTTAACCTCAATGAGGGTGAATCAATCCGAGAAATTACAGCAGTGACAGACCGATTGATTAAATTATCTAAGCCAATTCCTGCAAAGCCTACTGCTTTTATCACAAGAACGCAAGCTGGAACATTTACTCCAGCAGATGCCATGTCATACATCGAGCGTTACGCAGCAGCAGGTACACCTGAAGCGCGAGCGCTTGTAGTTAATGAGCTTGAGCAGACTGGCTATAGAATTGTTGCTGCAAAAAATGGCATTTCGCCAGAAGATGCAGAAGAACTTTTTAATTATCACGTAAAATTACGTACTGGCAAAATGAATGAATCCAAACAAGACGGATTTATGTTTGACAAAGAACTTAATCAAATGATTAAGGTGCCATTGTTTGAATCTCAAACAGCAAACTTTTTGCCAATTGCAGATTTTGATACAATTGACGCAGTAATCAAGCGTAATGCTAGCGCAATCCGTGCAGTTTCTGGTAGTGTCAAAGATGTGATAAGCGTAACAAACGATTTATGGAAGGCTGCAGTTCTTCTGCGCCTTGGATATCCTATCCGTAACGCAGTTGACTCACAGTTGCGTATTTGGGCTACAGTCGGCGCAATGGCTTCTCTCCGTCACGCTGGTGAAGGCGCAAGAGATTTGTTTGATAACACACGCGCAGCTACACGACGCATGATTGACAACTACAATGCGCCAGTCAAGTTAGATTACAAGACAGTTAAGGCTGAACTTCAGAAGAACGGTGCAGAAGCTGCACGTCTTTCTAAGGAAATTGCAGCTATTGATGCACTTGCCGTAAAAGACCCTAACAATCCAGACTTAGTCGGTCAGCTTGTTGTTAAGCGTAAAGCGCTTGAAGCAGCAAATGCAGCATATGACTCTAACAATGCTACGCTCACAAGATTAGAACAAGCAAAGGTAGCATCACGCAAGAAGCGCATTGGCGAAAAGGATGTTGAGTTAACCTCAACAGTTACTGGAGCCGATGGTGTAAAGTACACAGCATACGGTTCATTTGGTGGACCTAATGGTGGACTGTTCCGTGAGTTAAACTCTTCACAAAAGACATTTTACTCTCTGCTCGAGGACTACTCAACCATCTATGGTACTGGTGTAGCAAGCAAGGGTCGTGGTGCTGTACGTCCAGGAGACGTCAACTACTACCAGGAGTGGACAAATGCTATCAATGAGACCTTTGCTAACGCTGCAGTTCCTCGAGGACTTATGGCTGGCAAGGGTGTTGACCAGGTAGCAAAGGAACTTGCTGACAATAAAGAGCTTCGTGCTCGTCTAGGAATCGCCCGTGCGGATGCTCTAGAGTATGTTGTAACAGCGCAGAAGTTTCTGGATGATTACGTACCTAATGGGTATGGAATTCGTGAAAAGATTATGTCAGCCATGCCAGGTGAAGAAGCAGGTAAGGTTACCGAAGATTTCCTACGTAATGCAGTACGTGACCCTAATGCACTGCCTATCGTGCATGGTCACCTACTAGATGCCAATATGAACCTAACGGTTCGTGGTGTATCTAACCGTATTACTAGCACACTCTTTAAGTACCTAGCAACTATTCCTGAAAACAACTGGGCACGTCACCCATTGTTCATTGACTTGTACGAGAAGTCGCTTCAGAAGCGTCTAGAGACAGCAGAGTTCCTTAAGGGTGGCACATTCACCCGTCAAGAGTTTGCAGATATCCAGTATAACCTAACAGCAGGTGCGAGAGCAGATGCCATGAAGGGTGTTAAGGATGTTCTGTACAATGTAGAGCGTCGTTCAAATGCTGCACATATGTTACGCTTTATATCACCATTCTTCTCTGCACAAGAGAACGCAATCAAGACATGGTTCAGAATCGGTATGGATAACCCTGCTATTCTTAATCGTGCCAACGTTGTATGGAATGCGCCAGAGCGTTCAGGTCTAATTACCGATGAAAACGGCGAGCCAATTCCACCAGGACAGGCATTAAACTCTAATGACACAATGTGGCTGCCTGTTCCTAAGGTACTTAAGAAGCTTCCAGTTATTGGTGAGGGACTTTCATCTCTTGATACCTTTGGTGTTAGCAAGAGAAGCCTAGATGTTATCTTCCAAGGTAACCCATTCGGTGTATCTGTAGGTCCATTTGCTGCTATTCCAGTAGCCAATGTACTTAAGTTAAAGCCAGAGTTAGCTGAGGTTGTATCGTTTGCGTTCCCTTATGGACCAGATGATTCATTAGGCCAGTTCTTCCCTACATGGATGCGTAATTTAGCAAAGGGTGTACAAGGTTTAAATAACAGCGACTATGCTAAAACATACCAGCTTATCTGGTTAACTGAACAGCAGAAAGCACAAGAAGCAGGAACACCTTACCTAACAGATGGTGAGATTAAGAAGAAGGCTGACGCATTTTACAAGATGCGTGTTGCTGCTAACCTAATCCTTCCGTTTGCTCCACAGTTTGAAACACCATACAGATTCTACATGGATAAGTGGCGTGAATATAGCCGTGTATATGGGCTAGATGCAGATGCTAAGTTCCTTGATGATTACCCAGAGTACTTTGAATTTGCTACATCTTTGTCTAAGAACCCTACAGGTTCACAGGCTACTATGGATGATGTAATGAACGCAAAGCGTTATAAGGGTTTAATCAATGAAATTGCTGGAGATAACTCATATCTAGTTGGTTTAATTACTAGAGGCTCAGGTGCTGCTAAGTATAACCCTACAGCATACTGGTGGCAGTCAGAGACTGCAATATCTCCAGGTTCACCTGAGACATTCCGTGGCAAGCAAGACCCTATGGCAGCAATCCAACAGAACGCTGCTCGTGAAGGTTGGGCTAAGTACCGCCGTGCTATGGCTATTATTGATGCACATCTTGAGAAGCGTGGATTAACATCGCTCCAAGCAACAGGTGCTGAGGACCTTGCATATGCAAAGCAACTTGTTGTTCAGCAACTAGCATCTGATATTGACCCAGTTACAGGGCAACCAACAGGTGAGCCAAGTGCATGGTACCAGGATTATAAAGATATCGACGGCACAAAGTCTGCAAAGACTATTGCAGGGTTCAGAAAAATTATCTCCGATGATACATTCATGAAGGATAATGGTGATGACCCTACATGGAAGTCAGTTACTTTATACATGAAGGTACGTGATAGCATTGCCTCAACACTAAGTGGGCGAGCATCTAAAAATATAGACGCTAAGGCTAATCAAGACTTACGTATGGTTCTTGATTATTATGTAAGTCAACTTAAAGCTGGTGACTTAGAGTTCGCTAACATCTACGACAGATTCCTATCACAAGATATAATCTACGACAAATACCTAGGTTCAGGACAATAACATGGCAACTAAAGAACAACTATTAGCCCGTCAGAAAGAACTGACCGCAAAGATTGCTTCCTTATCTAAGGTCGACGTTACAGCAACTACTGCCTCACAGCGCATGAAATCTTTGGAGGCTACTAAAGAACTCCGTGCCGAACTGGTAGAAGTTAATCGTCAGTTGTCTGGCAAGCCAAAGACTCCACCTAAGAGTAATGTTAAAGTTCCACCATTACTGGCTAAGCCTAAGCTTGCAGCAAACGCACCATTAGGTCTTACAGAAGATATCCTAAATGACCTTTCAGGCGTAATCGACGTTACAAATGAAGCAGTATTTAGAGCAGGGGGCGAAGGTAGCACAGCATTTGTATATTTTGGTGAGGAAAATAAGCCAGCTGATTTAAAGTTTAAAGATGGCAAGCCTGTACCATTTCAGGCAACTCCTAATATTGGGTTTGTCAACACTGTTATCAATGACTTCTGGACAGATGAAGCTCTACAAAATAAGATTGTTGGAGCATACGCTGCAAAGGGTAAGTCTATTACTCAACTTCAAGCCTATGAGATTTGGAAAGGCCTAGTAAGCACAGCTGCTTCAATCTATCAGGGCGGTAGAGGTGGCAAGGTTACACCTATGCAACTCCTAGCTGATACATTAAAGGGTGTTAAAGGCGACGAGCCTACTCTTCCTGAACGTACTATCTCTAAGCTAGATAAGGCCGAGTACTTTTCCGCTATGGATAAGTGGGCGTCATCAAGTACCTCACTTATGCGTACTCTTAAGGAAGATGAAAAGGAAGAGCTTTTTAAGGTTTTAGAAAAACTTAATCAGGGAACTGTTACTACCTATAAGAAGGTTAAGAACAAGCAAGGCAAGATGGAGAATGTGCGAACAATAACTCCTGGTCTTACTGCTGAGCAGGCTCAAGCTACTGTTGAACAAAAATTGATGGAACTGAACCCAGATGATGCAGACCGTGCAGCACGTATTAGATTCGCTGACTGGCTATCAGGAAGTGTGGAAGGTATATAATGGCATACACACCAGAACAAATTGCTGCTGCGCTCAGAAAACTTACCAGTGGTGGGGTATTAACTGCTGAAGAAAATGCAATGCTTAGTATTAGTGATACTCCTGCTGCTAATATTACTTATACAAAAGAACAAATACAGGCTGCCGCAGCGAAACTGGCCAGACTTGGGCCTGATGGTTTATCGGCTGAAGAAAAGGGAATGCTCGGATTAGGGCCAAAGGTTGCTTCATCTGGTTCTACAAATGTTACTATAAATAATCCAGCAGTTGACCCTGCAGTTGCAGCCGCCGCAGCCGCAAAGGCTAAGGCTGAACAAGAGGGTGTACAAACAGCATACTCCTATGGCATTAGCCAAGCACTCTTTGCTGACCCTACATATGGTGATGAACTAAAGGCAGTATATGAACTGTTCAAGGCTGGAAACACAGGTAAAGCTTTAGAAGAACTATACAAGACAAAGTACTATACAGTTCTAAGCCCAACTGTCAAGAAGCGCATGAAGGAAAAACTAGAGCAACCTGATGTTTATAAGGACTCTATAGATAAGTACAAGGTTTCAGCACGTAAACGCCTAGTTACAGCGGGTGTTAAGATTAACATGACTGACTTCGATGCTCTTGCTACTCAGGCATATGAGCGTGGTTTAGATGATAACCAATTCGACGAACTCATTAAGTTCTCAGGTAAGATTACTGGCTTTGGTGGAAACATCATTGGTGATACATCAAAGTTAAAGACATATGCTGATTCATTCGGAGTAAGCAAGTATCTGAACCAGGCATACTGGGACCAGAAGTCAAAGGACTTATTTACTGGTACAACAACAACAGATGATATCGAAGCAGAAATTCGCAAGACAGCAGCAAGTGCGTTCCCAGGATACGCTGACCAGATTAACAATGGAATCAGTATCAGTTCAATTGCATCTGCATATAAGGGAGCAATGGCTAATATTCTAGAACGCGATGCCGACTCAATTACATTTGAAGACCCAAGACTACGTCAAGCCTTGCAGTACATAGGACCTGACGGAAAGCCTGCGGTGAAACCGCTATGGCAATTTGAAAGAGAACTTCGCTCCACACCTGAGTGGGAGAAGACAAACAACGCACGCGACACTATTGACTCATTGTCTCTTAAGGTTCTACGTGATTGGGGACTAGCATAATGGCATATACACAAGCACAGTGGGATAGAATACAATCCTCTTTAGACCCAGACGCACGTGTGTCCTACCTTGAATATTTACAATCCGCAGACCCTGTACAGTATGCAAAGCTTACTAAGTCTAATCCATTACAAAGTTTTAGAGCAGCAGAATCTGCAACAGCATCTCGTACAGATTCAGCAGTATCTGCAGTAGAGTCTGCAGCAGCAGCTCGTGCTAAAAAAACTGCTGAAAGAAAAGCAATTGAAGACAAAGCAGCAAAAGCGGATGCTGAATTAAGGGCTGCTATAGCAGCAAGTAATGCAAATAAAACTGCAGATGCATATTATACAAAAATTGTTGCTGATGGTTTAACTCAGGCACAACTTGACGCAATTGCAAATGCAACTCAGACTGCTAATCTTCTTAACCAAACATATGGTGGGGCAACACCAGTATCTAAGATTGACCCAAAGACTGGTAAGATAGTTACAGACACTGCAGCAGTTGGTGCAAATGCATTAAAGGGCGAAGCAGCACTTGCTGCCGAACGCGCAGCAGCCAAGGCTGCGGCAGATAAGGCTGCACAAGAAGCAGCAGCTAAAGCAGCAGCGGATAAAGCTGCTGCAGATAAAGCAGCAGCCGACAAGGCAGCGGCAGATGCCGCAGCTAAAGCGGCTGCAGAAGCTGAAGCCAAAAGGATAGCTTTAGAAAAAGCAGCCGCCGAAGCAAAGGCTGCACAAGAGGCTGCCGAAAAACTATTAAGAGAAGCAAAAAATGCAGCAGAAGTACAAGCAGCAAAAGCTGCTGAAGCAATTGCTAATGCTAAAGCAGCCGCTGCTGCAAAAGCATTAGAAGAGCAGCAAAAGAAAGCTGAAGCAGATGCTAAGGCAGCTGCCGAAGCAGCAGATGCAAAATTAAAGCAAGCTTTACTTGATGCTAAGACGGCTTCGGATAAAGCAGCAGCAGAAGCTGCTATTAAGGCAGCACAAGAAGCCAAGGCCGCAGCAGATGTAGCAGCGGCGAAAGCAGCAAGAGATGCAGCAGAAGCAGCAGCTGCAACAGCTGTAGCAAGTGCTGCTGCAAATATTAACGTTACTGGAAACACAATGATTCCTCTTCCTGGTGAAACTCCTGCAGATACTTATGCTCGAGTTACGGCAGAAAAACTTAAGATGGAAGAGCGTGAATCAACAATCAAGATTCTGACTGATAGATTCAATAAGTATAACCTTAATGGTCTAGCATCAACAATCAAGAAGCTTGCGATTGAAGGAGCCAATGAAGCTACAATTACTCTTGCCCTTCAAGAGACACCAGAATACAAAGACCGCTTTAAGGCAAACGAACTTCGCGCTAAGAAGGGCCTTAAAGTTCTTGACCCAGGAACTTATTTAAGAGACGAAGATGCATACCGTCAGGTACTACGTTCTTACGGATTAAAGCAGTTTGATACTGATGATTATGTATCTCAGTTTATTGCTAACGATGTATCTCCAACAGAGTTTTCTAACCGTGTTGTTACAGCAGTCCAGCGTGTACAAAATGCTGACCCTGCAATTGTCAAGCAACTCAATGAGTTCTATGGCATCAAGCCTGAAGGGCTTGTCGCTTATGTGCTTGACCCAGAGCAACAACTCCAGAAGATTGAGCGTCAAGTTGCTGCAGCGGAGATTGGTGTTGCAGCAGCACGTCAGGGATTTGCCACTGGTAAAGACTTTGCAGCAACAGCAGAACAGCTTGCTGCTCAAGGTATATCTCAAGCAGAAGCACAGAAGGGTTATGCAACTATTGCAGATATCCTTCCAACTGCTGAAAAGTTGTCAAGCATTTACGGTGGAACAATGGATACATATGGTCAGTCAGAAGCTGAACAAGAAGTATTCAATAGCCTAGCATCTGCACAGCGCAAGCGTCAAAGATTAACTGCACGTGAAGTTGCAGCCTTTAGTGGCTCAGCAGGTGCAGCAAAGACAAGTCTAACCTCACCGCGAGTAGGACAATACTAGAATCCTGAACGGACCTATCGGCCCCGTCAGCGTAATAGACCGACAGTAGGAGCCAGCCAGTTTCCCCGAACTGAACTGTGGCCTGCGAACTAACAACGAATAGAAGGGTGGGTTGCTATGAGCAACAACTACTGGGACGACGAAGACGACGACCAAGATACCGACAATGAAGTGCAATTGGATGGAAGTGACTTACTTAAAAAGTTACGTAAAGCCAAGCGCTCTGATGAAAAGCGTATTAAGGAACTCACTGAGCAGCTTGAGACATTTACCAAGACGCAGCGTGAGTCAACCGTCAAAGCAATCCTAGAACAAAAGGGTGTAAACCAGAAGGCAGCACGTCTAGTCCTTAAGGACTTAGATGGTGATTTCTCAGAAGAGGCAGTATCAAACTGGCTCGATGATAACGCTGACCTATTTGGTATACAAGTCTCTAAGAAGCGTGACGAAGAAAATCTTGCGACATTACGTCAGCAAGATGTCATGACCCAAAAGGGCTATACCCCAGACAGAGCACAGGACTTAGAACAGCGCATGGATAATGCGGGTTCTATGGAGGAACTCCTCTCCCTGATGCAGTCACAACAATAATATCCGTTCATAGTCAAGGAGACTAAAAAAAATGGCAAACGCATATACAGATACCACGAGCGGTTCGCTCGGTGGTACAGTTGGCGGTGCTGGTCTCGTACAGAAGGCATACGACCGCCTTCTCGAGTTCGCTCTCCGTTCAGAACCCCTAATTCGTTCTGTCGCAGATAAGCGCCCAGCAAAGCAAGCAATCCCAGGTTCAACTGTAGTTCTACAGAAGTACGTTGACCTAGATGCAAAGACATCAACACTAACAGAGACAGTTGACCCAGATGCAGTAGCATTGTCAACACCAACATCTGTTACTGTAACACTTAACGAGTACGGTAATGCTGTACTTGTAACACGCGCATTGGAGCTATTCTCTCTAGCAGATGTAGACCCAGCAATCGCAAATATCATTGCTTACAACCTAGCCGATTCAATCGACAAGGTTGCAATGACAACTCTACGCTCAGGTTCAAACAACATCTTCGCAGGCAATGCAACAGCAACTGCTAACGTCGATGCTGCGGACACACTAGACTCAGCAGACCTTCGTCGTGCTGTAGCAAAGTTGCGTTCTAACAAGGCTAAAGGCCGTCGCGGAAATGCATACTGGACAGGTATTCACCCAGAAGTTTCACACGACCTTCGTGCCGAAACAGGCGACCTAGGATGGCGCTATCCAAACTCACAGTCTGCTGAAAATTCAAACAAGATTTGGGCTGGAGAAATTGGTGAGTATGAAGGCGCGTTCTTCATTGAGTCATCACGTTTGTTCAATGCTAAGACAGGTGCAGACCAGACAGCATTGGCAACAACAACAGCAACTGTAGCAGGAACATCAGCAGGATTTACTATTGGTGTTGCTTCATCTGCAGTTATCGCAACACGCGCTGAAGTTGGCGACAAGATTGCTGCAACAGGTATTGCATCTGGTGCAAAGATTACTGCTATTGCAACAAGTGGTTCAACAACAACTATCACAGTTGACACAGCAAACACTGCAGCAGTAACAGTTGGAGCAACAGTAACTGTAACTCCAGTAACACGCGTATTCGATACAATCGTTTGCGGCGCACAGGCAATGGCGGAAGCCGTAGCTGAAGAGCCACACGTAGTTATCGGTAACGTAACTGATAAGTTGATGCGTTTCCGCCCAATGGGTTGGTACGGCGTACTTGGCTTTGCAGTATACCGTGATGAGGCTCTATTCCGAATCACATCAGGTTCATCAATCGCTGCTCTCTAGTAGTTAATTGACTGCTGGGCAGGGGAAACCCTGCCTGGTGGTGAGTCCACTAAAGGAGGAGTCATGACAGATTACATCTTCGAGACACCAACTGTCGATGAAGGCTTTGAAGGAGTCCAACGACTCTTTACATTCTACAAATTAGCACGTGGAATTAGTGTCATCAAAGTCAATGGTACATACCGTCAGGTACGTTATCCATACGATGGTGACTTAGAAACATATCAAGAGTATTATCTTGGTGGTAGCAAGTACACTGTAGACGACACAACAAAGGCAGCACTTATTGCTGGTGGCATTGGTGTAACGGAAGCAAACTTCACAGCAATATAGGGGACACATGAATTTACATCGTAGACAATCACATCCTGAATTTGTTGAAGGATGTTTTGGTTGCAAAGTAGGAACTCTTGAAATGAATACTGGCGATGCCAATAGTCAACGAAATGCTCCACGTAAGCGTTTTGAGAACGAACTATCTGCATACGCTAATGCTAAGGCCCAAGGCATACAGCCTGGAGGTACTACAATGGAAAAGATTCGTGAGGCAGAACGTGCCTCCGAAGTATTGAATAAGCCATACAATGCTAATTCAATGCCAGATGCAAAACACGTAAACCAATCAACCGCAGCGGTAATGAAAGAGATAGGACAAGTATAATGCCAAAAGTAGGAATGAAAGAGTTCGCATACACAGCAAAAGGAATGGCAATGGCTAAGGCTGAGGCTAAGAAGACTGGCAAGCCAATGAAGAAGGCTGTTAAGAAGACAGCAAAGAAGATGGTCATGAAGAAGATGGGCAAGAAGTAATAAATGGCAAATCCTGTTAGAGGAGTTATTAAGCGAGCCAAGACGGTAGCCCGTGAAGTTCGTGATATCCCTACAGCGCTAGGTACTAGTGTTGGTGCTTCAATGGATTACCAGCAACGCGGTCCTGCAAATGCTACTGCTGCAAAAGTAAATGCTAATGCTTCCAGCAAAAACTGGGACAAGCAATTAGCAGAAGCTGCAGCAGCAATTCTGAAGGGTACTTCTGGTACACGTTCAGACAAGTTTGACTCAAAAGGTAAATACAAAAGAGGATAATAATGACAGACCCAAGGCTAAAGCGAGCAGGAGTATCAGGCTTTAACAAGCCCAAGCGTACACCAAATCACCCAAAGAAGTCACACGTTGTTGTGGCTAAAGAAGGAGACAAGGTCAAGACTATTCGCTTTGGTCAACAGGGTGTGACTGGCGACAGACAACCTACAAAGCGTCAAGCTTCGTTTAAGGCTCGTCACGCAAAGAACATTGCCAAGGGCAAGATGTCTGCAGCATATTGGGCGGATAAAGTCAAATGGTAAAGAAGAAGGCTAAGTCTAAAGTTAATGCGGCTGGTAACTATACCAAGCCAGCGATGCGTGCCTCTTTGTTTAAGAAGATTAAAGCAGGTTCAAAGGGTGGAGACCCTGGCGAATGGTCTGCTCGTAAGGCTCAGTTGCTTGCAACTCAGTACAAGAAAGCAGGAGGCGGTTACAAGTAATGGCACTTGCTAAGTCACAGAAGTCCTTAAAGAAATGGACCAAGGAAGAGTGGACAACTTCTGATGGTAAACCATCTAAAGGCAAGAAAAGATATTTACCCAAGAAGGCATGGTCTGCATTGAGTGCTTCTGAAAAGAAAGCAACTAACCAGGCTAAAGCTGCAGGTAATGCAAAGGGTAAGCAGTTTGTAAAACAACCAAAGTCCATAGCAAAGAAGGCTGCGAGGTTTAGATAATGGCAACAGGAGTAGCAGGTAGCACATTTGCTGACGAGTTAAATCGTCTTGCAAACGGTGGAACATACCCCGTACCAAGTGCATACCAGTCTGAACAAGGTGCAGCAAATAACTATGCTGACACTAACGGCTTAGGTATTATAGCAGCACTAAACATTAAGGCTAGCGCAAGCCGTCAGCCTAACAATTACAAGATGCTCAATGCTGTCTGTAATGAACTAGCAGGGACTACTGGACTATCAGCCGTTGTTGCATTAAGGAGCATAGACCTATGACAACACTAGCACAGATGATTGATGAAGTCCTCATTAACCTTTCAGGTTATACTTACCAACAGGACCGTTCAACATATCTACGCACAGCAGTTACTACACTGACATCTCCAAGCACCTCACCTACTATCCTATCTCTTGGAGATACAAGCAACGTAGGTAAGGGTATTGTCGAGGTTGATGAAGAGTTAATGTGGGTTGATTCATTCGACCGCGTTGGCAATACAGCAACTGTCTCACCATACGGACGTGGCTACTTAGGGACAGGTGCTGCTACACATGCAGCTGATGCCAAGGTTACTATCTCACCTATCTTCCCACGCTATGTAATCAAGAAAGCAATCAACGACACTATCCGAGCAATGGGTGCAAGCCTATTGGCTGTCAAGCAGACTACCTTCCCATTTAATGCAGCAGTTAATACATACGAGTTTGAAGACTTGGGTATTGAAAACATCTTGACTATGTCATGGCAGGATACTGGTCCTTCTAAGGAATGGATTCGTATCCGTCGATGGGACTTTGACCCATTTGCAGATGTAACTACTTGGGGTGCAAACTCACAGACTGTAACCATCTATGACTATATAACACCAGGACGTACAGTAAAGGTGATGTATGCTACACCACCAACTGCTATGGAAAATGGAACAGATGTATTTACTACTACTACAGGCTATCCTGAATCAGCGCGAGACATCGCAATCCTAGGTGCATCATACAGACTATTGGCTTACCTTGACCCTGCACGTGCGGGCCAGATTAGCCCACAGGCGGACGAAACAGATGGCAAGCGCCCATACGGTGCAAGTGCCTCAGCAACAAAGCAACTCTTTGCTCTTTACTCACAGCGTCTTAATGAGGAAATTAGCACACAGCAAAACCAATACCCGCCACGCATTCACTACACCCGATAGGAACCTGAATGACAACTAGACAATATTCCTCACGCTCTCAGCAAACAACGCTGACAGGTACAGTAACCTCAGGTGCTACCACTATGGCAGTCATCTCGGGAACAGCATTGCTTGGCGGTGTAACGATTCCTGCTGGCAGAACCTTCACTGTTGTTATCGACCCAGATACAGCAATCGAAGAAATTGTAGATGCCACGGCGGTATCGACCAATACCTTTAATATTACTCGAGCCATTGATGGCTCATCAGCACAGGAACATACAGCAGGAGCAGTAGTTCGTCACATGGCTATTGGCCGTGACTACCGTGAGGCAAACACTCATATCGAGGCTAGCACAGGCGTACACGGGGCCACAGGGGCTGTAGTAGGTACTACAGATACTCAGACCTTGACCAATAAGACACTGACTTCCCCTACTATTACTA